ACGACTGATTAAGCAGGGTCTGCTTCGTTGAGTTCAATTTGGTTGTAAGGCTCGAATTCAAAGTCAGCCATCAGGCCGTTCTTCTTTTCGGCGGTGATCTTGTACACAGTCAGAGTGCCGGTAAACGCGAGCTCCACTCCGGTGCTGCCCAAGAACGCCTTGCCGCTGCAAAGCGTACCCAGTGCAGCGTTGTCGGGTACTCCCTGGTTGTTATGCACCGTGTGAAGGAACTGGTCGACAGCGTCCAGTGGATCGACCAGCTTTTTACCACTGACCTTGCCGCCGCCCTTCACGCCGGTGGGCAATTTCTTTTCGTACGTATCACTCAGGTCCCACGCTTCCCACGTGCTGTTATTGCCAGAGTCGACTTCCAGATTCTGGAGGCCGGGGACGGTAGTGAAGGTGCTGGCGATGCTCAGGTGCAGCTTGCTGGTCAGTGAGTTGGCGGCGGCAAATGTCATGATTAAATCCTTCTAAGCTCCTGGAAGAGCCGGTCTTTGAAGTGCTCGAAAACAACCTGTCGCCTGGATTGCCAGGCACTTATTAAATAGCGGTATGACCTAGTCCGCTCGTCTATGTTCTTGTATTTTATAGAAAACCGCAGTCCGAAGCGGATGCTGTATCCGTAGCTGGTTTTGTAAACCTGACCACTCACAGCTCTGCGTGTCTTTGGCCGGTTGCCCGGAATCCGATCCCTGATCTGCTGTTCACCGAATAGCTCTGTGCTGTCTGCTGCTTTTCGCACCGACTCTGTCAATTTCTTATCGAGCCAGGCGAAATACTTGTCTGGGTTCAATGCACATCGTCCACGTTGATTTCTATGCCTGTTGCGACCGAGCAGCGAATCGCCACCACAGTGATTTTCCTACTAAGCAGCTGTCTGTCTTTCTCGCACTCATCAAGCTTCTCAATGACTCGTTTCCCACCCCAAACAATCAGACCTAATAGCATTAGGACGATGCCCCAAAGGGTTGGTTCTGATAGCTCATTCATCGTAGACTTGCCTGCCTGTCTTGTAGGTCGAAGAGGTTGCTATGTGTGTTCTCAGATTCAAAACGGACGATGGTGAAGGTGACTAATCCGTTGTCCGGCGTTCCGTTGCCGTTGATGTGAAACTTTTGACCATCAATTGTCACTTTTGCCCATTCGCCCGATGCAACAAACCGGACTAATGCCGCAATGCTGTCAGCATCTGCTTTCGTAACAGTGATACGTCCTGTAACCTCTGGAGTCTCTTCCGACTGCGGGTCTGCAATCACGCTGTCAATGTCAACAAAAGCGTTGATTGAGATTATTTCACCGGCAGTGGTTGTGACGCTCAGAATGCGATTAAATTCACGTTTCAGAACTGGCATCGCATATGTGGTGAAAAACCTCTGAAATCGACTCATTACCCACCTCCTGGCGGAATACATTTCGTCATTCGTAAGCCAAAGTGTGACTTCGCGGATGCTCGCTTGCCCGTCAGGTATCTGTCCGCTTCAATTAAATCCTGCAGAGGAATTCGGGTCGCAGATCGGCCGTTTTCTGATGAGGCTGACACCATACCCGTAGCGACAGACTTAATTGCATCAGCAACAGTTTCAATTGTTTCTTCTGTCATTGAATCGCTCCGGGTATCGGTAGTCAGCGCGGATTAGTATTAGGTCGCAGCGACGGACACCGTGCCCTGCATCGTTGGAGTGTGCAAAACTCGGCAAACGGTATTTGCACCGCCACCAGCGTTGGCAACTACGATCCCGAACAGAGCGTTGTTTGTGCTGGTGGTTGTCACCTTGCTCGTTCCATCCCACCAAACGCGTGTCCCAAGCACTGAGTTTTGCAGGCTGACGATGTCATAGACGCCACCTCCGGCAGCAAGTGCACCAAGTGCGCTATTTGCGATTGGCCCGTGTGCGACACACGCCAGTGCTCCAGTTCCGCCAGTGTTGGCGCCAACTGTGCCAACTACCACGACATCACCAACGGCCACCGCGCCAGCTGCTGGCGTGTAATCGATCATCACTGGTTCGCCGTGACGAAAAGTTGCAGTTGTCATGTTTTTTCCCTTTTAGTTCGTCACGAAGACGCGGTTTGCAATGTCGGCAATACGCTTTCACCGACGTATGATTGATCAAAATGCTGTGTGCCCCAGTCGCTGAAGTTATTGAAGTCCGTTTCCCCGCGATGCGTCAAACGCACTTTTCGCGTGGCCGCAATCTTCAATCCGAGCTCGTGACACAGTCGAGAAAAATACCAGTCCTCAGGCTCAACCTGTGATTCGTATTTGTCAGTCGCTCGATTGAAAACGACCCGATCGTTGATCGTGAAGTGAACCTGTCGAGCCCATTCCAGATTGAACCGACACACCCAACAGCCAGTGTTCAGCAGCAGGTTTCCACCAATGTCTTCACTGGTGAATACATCTGGCAACTCCATGATTTCATGCAGTGTCAGCCTGCACTTCGGCCGCCACGTGTCGTCGCCATCAATTGCAAGAGACGTGACGCCTTTGTGGTCTTTGATAGGCACCGCAACGCCCAGAACATCCAACTCGCGTGCGTCCATTTCTTCAATCAGAACATCAAGCCAGCCAGGAGCCGGCCCGATATCGTCGTGAAGCATGGCAAAATATTTCACGTCATGACCCTGATGAGCCATGTTCAGCGCAGAGCACCAAAGAGCGTTGAAGTTTGCAGCCAGCAAAGATCCGCACCGATACTCACACACGACGTTTGACATATCTTCACGGGCACGCCACAACGCAAGACCCGCTTCCGCTGTCTGTTTGCCGTAGCCTGGCATCCCGAGATATGTTTTTGGCTGTGTGTCAGTCACTGATTTACTTGCCACTTTTTTTTGATATGGTTGATTCTGTCGCTGGCGCAGATTCCTCTGCCTTGACTGTTGCAGACTCCGGAACTGCCTTGATATCCGCAGGCACTGCAATGCCAGCGTCAATCAATCGTTGCGCAAGTGCAGCGTCGACGTCGCCAGACTGGCCCTCTGTCAGCTTGCATTCGAATGCAGAAGATGGATTTCGCAGCAGCAGGATCTTCATTTTGGTTGGACTCCGTTTTGAAAAACCGGGGCTGAATCTCAGCCCCGTTATCACTCACTGAATTGACTAGCTGGCACCGCCGTCAGCACGAACACCGCCACGGTATTCCTGCAGGGCCACACCAACAGACGACTTGCCACGCATCTGGATGCCGAGCACATTAAAGTCTGCATCTGCAGTCTCAACGATTGGCTCGACCTGACCATTCAGCGCGGCAATTTCGATAACCGGCATGTCCTGTGGATCTGCCAGCATGTACCACGCTGCAGCTGAGTAGCCCGTGTATGCAGCGTTGCTCATGTATGGCGAAGATTCAACACGGAATCGACCAGCAAAGACATTGATGTCCGACTGGCCTGTGGTTGAGCCAGACTGCACGCGGCTCAGTGGATCCGTCAGGGCGAGCGTTTTGTTTTTCAACGCCGTTGGCACAAGCAGAATTTGAGCCATCACGCCTAGCGGCTTGCCGTCTGGGTCGGTTTGGTTGTTGAAGACGGTCTCGGTTGCATCAAGGCCGCCAAGCGAAATGTCGGCAACAGCTTCGTTGAGGTTCAGTCGCCCGCTCGTGAAGAATGCAGAGTTGTTCAAAAACACAGTCCAGAACAGATCATTCAGTTTCAGAGCTGCACCACGGCCCAACCGCTGCGGTGTTGATGTCAACGCACCGAGGTCATCATTGACGATGTCTTTTTCAGTGATCGCCAACATTCGGGCGTAGATGTCCGCCTGATTGTTGTACGTCTGGTCTCCAAGCGTCCCATGCTTGATTTGACCACCAGCGCCAAGTGCTTCGAATTGGAGGTCACCTGTCAGCGACGTGGTTGTGATTTGCTTGTAGTCTCGCACGTTGCGGACTGGTGCAATTCGCATCGGTGTCATGTCGATGCTATTCCAGCCGACCCTCAAAAACTTGTTGGCCACATTGCTCAGAATCGTGCTGATATCAATGCTGCTGGATGAAGTCGCGTGAATTTGTCGACCACGTTGCATGCGAAACGCGGCCCGCTGCACATCCATGTTGACTTCAGTGGCATAATTGGCCCGATATCCGTTTTGTTCAGCAGCCATTAAAAGCAATTGCTTCAGGCCGATGTTGCCCCTGAACTGGTCGTGCGCCAGCTGCAAAGTCTTGTCATCAAATCGCTTTTCGTGTTCCGCAAGTCGGCCAGCCTGGCAGATTGCAGCTTCGAGAACGCGGTCTGAGATACCACGGCTCTGATGTGCCTGCATACGAGACGGGCGAGCCTCTGGCAATGCCGTTTCATATAGCTCTAGCCGGAATTCCTGAACGCTCATACCGGCTTCAACGGCGTGGTCGTACATTTTTTCGATTTCGGCGATTTCGTCGTAATCCGACCCGCGTGCTTCAATCATGCGATCGGCAACCGAACGCATGTCGCTTCGTCGCTTAGCTTCGATCTTGCGAGTCTCGAATGGGTTGTCAGATGCCTTGACTGTCTTTTTCGGTGCTGTCTGGCCAGCATAGTTGGCCTTGAGGCCTTCCAGCTGCTCGGCAGTCAGGTCATCTGCATCAAAGCCCATCGCTTCAATCCATGTTTTCAATTTAGGATCCATTTTGCTTTCCTTTTTGGATGAAGCGGCTGTGGCCGCAATCGTCGCCGTCGTGTTGTCGTCCGCACCATGCGACACGAACCCAAAACCCTTGAGCACTCCGGCTCTAGTGATATATGCTGGCCCTGTGATAGTTTGGCCGTTGACTTCAACTGTCTTGCCTTTGGCGAGCTCTTGCACTTTCGTCGGCTTCACTTCCACCGAGGTCTGCCATTCGTATCCATCACGGGCACTGTTAACGACTTCATCGCGTGCCGGCGTTGCTGCCGTTGCTTTGCCATTCGCGACCAGGCTTTTGCCATCATTGACGACAGTAAAATTGCCGACGCGCTTTGTTGAATCGTGGTCCAGATTGGCGACCAACACTTTTCCGTTTTGCAGCCCTGCCAGATCAATCACAACTGGCAAATCCCAGCCGTTAACCTCGACGGCTCCGCCGGTGTAGAACAGACTGGAGAATTCGGCAGGACCTTTTTTCTCTTTGTCTGTTGCTGCTGCCGTGATAGTCACGGGCGCTGTAACACCGATGATGCTATGCTTCGGCATCGTCTTCGCTCTCCTCGTTTGTGGTTGTGTCAACTGTTGGCTGTGCCAATGCCGGCTGGCTCACGGCCATTCCGAGCAACTGAGCCACGACAGGAATCACGTGCTGCGGAAGGTTCAGCAGTAAATTGATTCGCCGCTGTTCGTCGACTGTCAGGCCGTTGTATTCCGCTGTTTTTGCCAGCTCATCTTCTGGGTCCAGCCCCGCTGAAATCATTTCGGCACCGATAGATGTCGTGCCGTTTTTCAGTCGCGTGTCTGATGCAGATGCTTCTGATTTGATGTCTGCGACTTGGTGTTTTGGCCAGTCCCAGACATGTGCTCTTGCGGCTGATCCGATCGCGTCCGGATCGCCACCGAGCCAACCGTAAACCACGACAGCCTGGTTATACCACGCGTTGAACATCGGGTCCAAAACGCAGTCGTCGCAATCGTCGCGGTCTGAATTTAGATGCCCGTAGTATGTTTGGTGGTCCAGTCGACCAGATGCGTAGTTGTAAGAGCTCGAATCGCATGCCGCTTTATTGTAGGGCATCGATTTCGGCCTCGCCTGCTCGTTTATGAGCGATTTCGAAAACTCCGCATGGTTCGCCGTTGGCTGTTCAGCTTTTGGCTGAAACGCGTCATACCCCGCTGGTAGAGCAGTCATCATGCGTTTCTGTATATCGAGCGTCGACATCGGAGAAACGGCGTCAATTTCATCTGGCTCGAATTGCGTCTTGATGAACAGGCTGAAATCAGCGATATTTTCAGCAGCTGCAACCGTCGCTTCCCGCCATCGTCGAGCAGACGCACCTAAATTCAGCGTGCTCGCACACTCCGGGATGCCGCGATGCTGCCCCGGTCGCCGCATTTTGTACCAATGCTGAACAAACCGGGCTGCAACACGTTCCGGGGGCTGCATGACGTTCGCATAGCCGCTGACGTTGCTTCCCGGGTGATACTGCAGCATTTCGTAGAATTCAGGGTTTCCAAATTCGTCGAAGATAATGCCGTCTATGTGCCCCGGCTTGCCATAGGAAAGGTAAGGCGACGCGCACTGCTCAGTCTCATGAAGTACCCACTGCAATTTAACCGGGTGTCGCATGCGTCCGTTGCGTCGCAGAACGCCAATTCCTTCGCCGTCCTGATGCTTTGCGTGCGCAATACACCACAGTTTTCGGCGAAACTGGACCTCTTTGCACCAGTCGAACCATGCAAGCTCGACCATGCGGTTGTAGCGCTCGCTGCTGGTCTGCATGCGAAGCGCAGGGCCGCGTCCGATTAAATCCGTCGCGTAAGTGGTTGCAATGCCGTCGGAATAGCCACTGTTTGCGATGTCGTAGCGAGATCGCTTGACCAGAGACGCCCGAACCGCTGGGGAATGAGCAGAATCCGCATCCAATGCGTCTGCTGGAGCCCAGTAGTTTTTGAATTCATCACTCGAGCCAGCCGCGTCATATGTCGCAGAAATCTGCTTTCGTCGCTGCCGTTGATCTTCCAGCAGATTATTAAATTGCTCGCCGAGATTCCGACGCACTCGCCCGGGTCTGCGAATTGGCTTCGCATACTGGTCGAGAATAGGCGGTGAGGCGATCTTGATCATGCCCAAAGAATACGGGCAAATAGCTACACCACAATTAGATTAGTGGCCTGTTGATTCCATGTGTGGAAATGTCGAGCCTTCAATTTCCTCTGGCTCAATGCTTCTAACAATCGTTTCTGGCTGTTGGCAAGTGTAGATTTTATGCGCGCACAGTCGGCAAATCTTGTAGCGAAATACACTGACGTGCCCCTGAGTTGTGCGGTACGTCTTAAAATCAGGGCAGTTGCACTTTGGACACCGTAACCGCCCTGGGGATTGCGCCGCTGCTGCCATTTCGACGAGGCTTTGGGGCTCTTTGCGCTTCATTGGCCGCCTGCCATCTGTGCAAGTGTGCGACGCTGTTTTTGTGGTTTTCCCTGCGATTTCACCGACAGCCCAACGAGTGACATATAAGCAGCGTCGAGCCAATGGTTTCGGTAGTATTTCGTGACGAACTTTAGCCTTACGCCTTTTCCGGGCACGTAGACAGACTCCTGCCGCTCTGCTGTCAGCTGCTTGGCGAGTTCTCGCCGAGTTCCGGGTTTGCTTTGCTGCGGCAATAGTAGTGCCTGGGGATGCTCTGTCTCGACACTCAAGGCCCGGTGCAGTCGAGTTTTCCAGATGTCTGCATCTGTTTCGACAACCAGAAACGATCGGTTGACACCCTCGAACCGTCGCGACATGTCCACCTGATGCCACGCATCGCCCAACAACTTCACAGTGGTCGATTTGTGTTTCGGCGCATGGTAAGTCGCTTTGTGCTGCCCATGGCCGAACCCGATAGCTGGCATCCAGGCCGCATCCCAACTGCAGGCCTGATACAGTGCGTCTGTTTCCCAGTGACAGTCGAGCAAAGCAATATCAACAGACCGCCGTTCGTCGCCACCTTCGACATGCCATCCGTAGGAAAACCGCTCCTGGGTTTCGCGCACCGCGTGCTGCAAAGCATCTTTCAGTTGCTGGCTTTTCAGGTCCAGCCGAGTCCAGCCGTAGTCGATACAAAACGGCCCTCCTGTCGACCGCTCGGCAACCACGAACCAATCCAGCTGCTCTTTTCTCGCGTCAACACCGGCCGAGATCCTGATCACATCCGCCGGAAGCGTCATTCGCGGCAGATGATGCTGCCGCATTTCTACAGCATCGACACTTAATGGCTCGACTTGTTTCACCAGCGGCGCAGGTGGCCACGCCCATGTCCATTGCAGCAGCTCTCGACTGTATAACTCTTCATCCAGTGATCGCTTCGCCCGCCATTCATCCACGCCGATCATGGCCGTGTCGGCAAACGCGTTGGTCGCTGCAGAGTACCGGAAGCCACATGTCCTTGTTCTGGGCATGTCTCCAGTAATGTTTCCCGCAGAATCCACCTGCTGACCTTTGTGGAGCACGACAGACCGCTGCAGCTGCTCTCGCCGGTCA